AGTCCATTTCTGGGTGCCGAGCAGTGTTGGTGGGATCGTGATTTCGCCCAAGTCGATGTTGTTCCAGCCTGTCACGACCGGGATCTTGTATGGCAGCGACCGGAACGGGCCTTCGCCGACCTGGTAGGTGAGGCGCAGAGCGATCTGCGTGGAGTTGGCGTAGCAGCGCAACTGCGGTCGGAAGCTACCGACGTGCGAGAGGTTCCCGAACCCGCAGAGGGCTTGTAGCTGCGTGCGCATCGTGAGGGTGATGACGTTGTTCGATCCGCCGGAGTACGCACCAGAGATCGTCCCCGTGGCCCCAGCGAACCCGCTAGTGACCATGCTCGTCGAGTCAAGAATCAGCGACGGTGGGCTCGAGGTCGGATACCGCCTGGACTCAAGACCCCACGGGATGAATCGGCGTGCCTGCGCCGCGCCATCTGATACAACCAGTCGTCCTGTGGCCGGAATGTCGCCGGGGATCCCGGAAAGCTCGAGCGTCACGATCGGGTCCGTCGTCGCAACAGCATTTGGGCCGGCGCTCTTGGATGCGTGCGCGGTACCGAACCATGCGTACCCGGTCCCGGTCGCCCCGTCGAAATACGTGGTCGGCGCAGTCGTGCCACGCGTCAGCATCGCAGCATCGATGAAGACGGTGCGGACCGTTGCCGAAGCCGTACGGACAACGATTGCTGCGCTCGCCCATGTCGTCGTCGGTGTGTACGTCGTCTGATAGCGCACCCAGCCCGTCGTCAGCGTCACGGGCGTGTTGACACCCTGCGACAAGGGGGAGTCGACGAGCCCGATCTCCATCGTTTCGCCGCCCGCGTTGCCCTTCAGGTACACGCTGAACGTGAGGGGCTGCCCCGCGATGAACGGACCTGTGATGACGAGGTTCGCGCCGGCCGACAGCGTTGCGGTCGTCACAAGCTGCCCCGCCGCGACACCGTCGAAGTGTTGGGCCGTGACCCGTGTGAGGGCGCCCCCCGCGACGAGGTCGGTGCCGGTGACCGCCCAGCCGGTGGTGTTGACCTCGAACGACGGGTTCGTCGCCTCGTTGATGACTGACGTGACCTCTTCGCCCTCACCGAACGGCAGGCACGTCAGCTTGACCTGGATCAGTGGGGCTTTGACGAGCCACCCGGACGTAATGTCGATCGGTAGACCGACGATCTGGCCGGACAGGCAGCGGAACGTGACGGCGGTGAGCGTTGCGTCAGCCGGGGTCCATGTGAGGGCTAGCCCGGGCGGCGAGTTCATGTTGCATCGCTGGGCCTCTTTGAACTTGTCCACAACGAGGCCGATCTTGGTGAGCACAAGGTCCATCGTGGCTTGCGGTTCGATGCGCAGGCTGGCGGTGATGACGCGGTTGTCGCACAACGGCTCACGAGCCAGCAGCGCACCATTTGAGTCGGCGCCCTTGACCCACTCTTCCAGTTCCGGGGGTGGTGTCAGGTCGACGGCTTCGAGCGTGAACGTGGTTCCGTCGTTCAGCGCGAGGGTGTCGAGGACGAGTTGCTCGAGCTGGCTCACAGGCGGCTCAGCGCCCCGCTGCCGGGCATCTGTGCCCGGGCCGTAACGCGCGTCCCGAGCTGGTTGGAGATCATGTCCCCGATCACGCGCTGGGCTGTGGCGAGCTCAACACCGATGATCGAACCAGCGATCGCGTTCTGCTGATCCACCGCCGCTTGGAGGTCTTTGATTGCCTGCGTGTTTTCCGCCACCGCTGCCGCCTGACTCTGCGTCGCTTCGACAAGGTCACCCATGATCTGCAACCGCTCACGCTCCGTCAGCGGGCCCAACGCGCCGCCGAGCACGGCCTGCCTGACCTGCTGGCGTTGCGCTGAGGCGGTGGCGGCGTCGATGACGCCTGCGCGCTCCCGGGCGTCGATGAGGGAGATGAGGTCGTCTGTGCGTTCGCCGGCCGTGGGCTGATCCTCCGGCTTCGTGTCCTCCGTCGCCGCTACGTCAGCGGCTTCCTTCGCGAGATCCCCGATGTCCAGTTGGGTGTCGATGATCTCACCGGTCAGGGAGTGCAGTTCGGCGCGCAGGTCATCGAGTCTGCTGACGATCGGGGCGATCCGTTCGCTCATCTTCGCGCGCTTCGGGCCCTTCTGCTTGTCCCGCGCGGCACGCAGTTTCTTCAGTTCGGCCTGCGTCGTGGAGATCGCGCGCTTGAGCAGTTGGGCGCGTTTGCGCTGATCAGCAAGCGGCTTCTTCTTCATCTTCGCCAGCGCAGCGAGCTCCCCGATCCTGTGGGTGCGCCCGGCGGCTGTCCCGAGGTCTTCCTCTGTCTGGCCGAACAGCCTTTCGGCCTGCCCGAACAGTGTGCCCTGATCCTCGATGCTCGAGCCGAGGTCCGCGGCACCGCGTGATGCTGCGCCGATGCCCTTCGCGAACGGGGCGATGATGCGATTCACGAGCCGTGAGCCGGAACGTTCCTGCGCCGCCTGGCGGTCCTGCGCGTCGGGGGCGTTGCGCATATCGCCGCGTAGATGCCGGTTCGCTGTGGAGATCGCCCGGATCTGCGCCGTCAGTGCCTTGCGCTGCGCTGCGCCCTTCTTACCGGACGGAAGCGCGGTGATCTTTCCGCGCAGCGCATCAATGCGATCCAGGTTCGTATCGATGCGGGCTTGGAGGGCTTCTTTGGTGGCGCTCTCCTGCGGCTGTCCCGTCCCGCCCCTACCGGGCCCGGAGTCCTCGAGATGCCTGATCGTGAAGCCCGGCCTGCTGTTGTACGACAGCCAGCCCGGTCCGCCGCCGGGATGTTCGTGGGAGGTTCCCCATCCGCGGCCGTTGAAGACCGCGAACACGTGCTCCGGGTTGGCGTAGATCTTCGTGTCGTTCGGTGATCCGGGTCCGGGCTTCCCGAATGACATGAACGCGCCGGACACCCGTGGGCTCACCCCGAGCGCATAGGAGACGGCGCCGGAGCAGTCGACGCCACGGTTGATGCCGCCGCCATGCCCGCCGCCCCACAGGTACGGCAGGTCCATCGAGTCCATGCGGTTCGCGCGGCTGACGATCCCCCCGGACGTGAACCCTGGGACCTGTCGGTTGCCTTGCCGGTCACCCATCCCACCGTTCAGGCCGGCGAAGAACGTGGGCCCGAACTTCTCGACGACGGAGCGGCGCATCACGAACTCGCCGGGCTCAAGCATCGCCGGGACCGTGTCGCCACGTCCGATGCCGGGGATGATGCCGCCCTCGGCCTTGCCCATGATCGTGTTGAACAGCGCCTGGCCGAACCCAGTGGCTGTGCCCTTCTTCGCGCCCACCCCCTTGTAGACCTGGTCGGTCAGATCCTTCGCCATGAACGCCGCGCCTGCGACGGCGCCAAGGCCGAACGCGCGTCCGAAGATACGGCCGCTCTTTCCGCCCGTCGCGCGGATGAGCGCGTTAACCTTGCTGGACGCGAGCCCTTCAGCGCCTGCTGCGGAGGTTCCTGCCGCCGCGCCCGCGACAGCGCCCTGCGCGGCGAACATCGCGATCAGCTTGCGCATCACCACGCGCCCGCCCTTCAAGAGATCCGTGAAGCCGACCTTCCCGCTGACCGACCGCAAGGTCCTGACCGCAGCAGCAACACCCACAACCTCAGCGGCGAGCTTCGCTACTTGCGGATGCTCGGACGCGAAGTTCGCGATGTTCTTCGTCGCGCGGCCGATCCACAGGACGATCGGCTTGGTCTCCTCCCAGATCTGCTTGAGCTTCTTGACGAACCGACCGCCTTGACCGGTGCCGTCCTGCATCTCATTGACGAAATCCGCGACCTTCGTAGCGGCCTTCTCCACGGTCGGCGCGAGCGCCCCGCCGATCTCCTCCTCAAGATTCTCAAACGACACCTTCGCACGATCGATCGATCCGGCGGTGGTCTTGCCGTACGCCTCAGCCTGCCCCTTCACCTTGCCCTGCAGCAGCCCTAGAGCGCGCGTCGCGTTGGCCTGCACGTCAGCGGCCTTCGCCGCCGCAAGCTGCTCCGGCGTCGCCTTCTTCGTCGTCGCACGCAACTGATCGACGTTCGCGGTCGTCTTGACGAACTCGATGCCCATCCGCTTCAACGCACCCACGTTCCCGGTATGCACCTTCGCGACGAGCTCGCCGGCCTTCGCAACATCCATGTTCTTCGCTCGCGCCAAATCAGCAACCAGCGCCATGTCCTTCAAGCTGGTGTTGACGCTCCCGGTCGACCGGACAACCGCCGTGAAGGCGTCCTGTAGATCCTCGTCGTCAAGGCCGGCAAGCTGAGAGGTTTTCTGGATGACCTTGTCGATCTCCGCGGCATGCGCCCTGTAGGAGATCCCGGACGCCTTGAGCTGCGCCGCCAGTTTCGCCTGCGACTTCTCGGACTCGATCGCGGCATCCACAACCGACTTGCCGGCCACTGCCAGCCCGGCGAGCCCAGCAGCAGCACCGGTCGCACCGGCCCGGATCGCGCTGAATCCCTTGCTCGAGATCGACGCGGTCAGCCGCGTCTGCTTACCAAACTTGTCCAGCGCGTCGTCGGACTTCCGCAGCTCCTTGTTGAGCTTGTCTGCGTCACCGACGATCTGGATTTTGAGGTCGCGGCTACGTGCCATCGGTCACCGCCTCCTCACGTAGTCTGCGCATATGGTCGTCGCATAGCGCGTTCCATTCCCTGCGGGTCAACCGGTCCATCTCCCACGGCCACAGCCCGTAGGTTGCGGCTAGGCCGGGGACCCAGAGGTCACGGATGCTGTCTCGGCCTCGGATGACTTCGGAGCCCGACGCTTTGTAGGAGGGGCCGGCTTCTCAAAGATCCGTTCGGGCTTCTGTGCCATCGCTTGCGCCAGCGTGTACAGCGGGTCGTGGCGACGCATCAGCACGAGGATGACGGCAGGCATCACGTCATCCGACGACAAGTCCTCGAACGGGCCGTCCACGCCTTCATCCCAGATTTCGGTGCGGGCAATGCGCTTCGTTTCGCGCCGCTCAGCGTACGTGAGGTCGTCAAGGTCGAAGGTGTGCCCGTCGATGTAGATCAGTTCTGTCTCGTCGGTGCTTGCCAATGTGTCTCCGTTCGTTACCAGCCGTGGCGTGCCGCTACCTGTTCGATGGCGTCACCGATCCTGTCGACAATCTGATCCTCCCGTGCTGCGAGCGCACGCGTTCCGGCGGGATGCGCCTTGATGACTACCGGGGCGCCCTTCGGCCGGATCGTGCCGCCGAACTCCAGCACGCCTGCATACGGAACACGGTTGCGCACGAACGCGGTGTTGCCGGACGCACCGGCTCGCCATGCCCCGGCGAGCGTCCCGGTTTTTCTTGCCGTGAACGGGCCCGCGGCACGCTGCACCAGCACAGCGCCTTCCTTGAGGGCTTTGGTGACCTCACGTCTGGCGTCGGGTTGCATCGCGCGGAGATCCTTGCGCAAGGCGGCCAGCCCTTCGATGCGGACCGCGTCAGCCATCAGAGCGCAGTCGTCCTGACCTCAGTGATCGCGATGACAACCGGCGGGTTCGTGCCATCGTCAAGAATGTTGAACGGCGATTCCAGCATCAGAATGTCAGGCCCGGTGACCTGCGGCGTCGTGCCACGGAACTGGCAGGACGCCATCGTGATCGACAGCGAATACGGGACCGCCGTGCCGGCGAGCGTCGATGACGTGAACGTGAACACGATCGGCACCTTCGTCCCCGCCGTAAACAGGCCGTACTGGACCATGTCGGAAAACTCGAGCGTCAGGCTGCCGGACCCGGGGGTGTAGTCGTTGAGGATCGGCTTGAGCTTCGTTGCCGTGGACCGCAGCCCGAACCGCTGGTTCGCACGCGGCATCGACAGGTCAAGGCTCAGCGACTTCGCGAGGACACCGGTCGTGTCGTTCTGCACCACGCCGTTGACCGACACCGATGCCTGCTGGAAATGAAAGCCCTCGAGCAGCGTTGAGTATGAGGCGGTCGCGAGCGACTGTGCCGTGTCCTCGTCCTGCGAGTCAAAGCCGGCGTTGAACTCCAGCCACCCGTCTACCGCGCAGGACATCGTGAACGAGTTGAGCATCGACCCGGGGTACTCGAACGGTCGCACGACACCGTCCACGTCGGGCTTGCCGACCTGGATCGTCGCGCTCTTCGTCGGATCCGACGCCCCAATGTTGTGGGTCTGCACATACGCGGTCGTGGCACCCGACTGCACGGGCGTGACGGTATTGCCATGGAGCAGGTCCACGATCTGGCCAAACGTCTTGATCGGCACCTGGCCGGCGATGCTGACCGCTGCGTCACGGGTCGTCGGGATGCTGCGCGGAGCCGACTGGAACATCCGGCCGGACCGGATCATCCGTGACTCCAGGAAGTTCTGGTTGCGGACACCGCCCTCCGAGTCGAACTCGAAGAACGTGTCTGCGACCACACGGGTGCCGTATGTCGTTTCCTTCTTCAGCCCTACCTGGCCGCTGAGGCCCGATCCGATTGCCATGGTCTAGCCCTCCTCTGAGTCCGCAGCCTTGGGGGCTGACTTGGTCGCCTTCGTTTCCTCCCAGATGTCCTGGCAGATCAGGCCGGGCAACTGCTCGTCCGTGACCTCGATGGTCTGGTTGGGCTTCACGCTCGCTAGGCGCAGATCGGGGACGGTCACTTCGTCGTGCCCCTTGAACTTGACGTACGGCATCAGATCCTCGCTTTGCAGTCGATACGGAGCACGGTGTGTGAGATCCACCCATCGGGGGCGGCAAAACTGTTTTGGTCCTCGCAGCCTGCGGGCTTCGCGTGCCCCGGGCCATCGAGGATCCCGTTCAGGGTGAGGTCGGCGATGACGGCTTGCTCGATGAGGGCGACGATCTGCCACATTCGGTCTTCGCAGGCGGGCTGGTCGTTGCCTGGCTGGTAGACCTCGATTGGGATCCGGACGATGTATTCCTCATCGAGCTTGAACTGCCCGATGCCAGCCCATTCGCGGTTGATCTCGACCGCGTTGTCGATGTAGACCCGCTCCTGCTCCGGCGGCGGCTCGGCCGGCACGCCGCGGGCGACGAGGACGCCGGATAGCCCGCCGATGCCTTGGATGATCGTCAGCAGCGCAACTTTCACCGCCGGGACCGTCGAGTAGGCCATCAGGCGATACCGACCTCAAGCGAGTACTGCTGGATCACCGCGTCGACCTCCGGCAGTCCGGTGAAGCTGCCGCGCATCCCCGGTGTCGCCAACGTGAACGTGCCGTCCTCGGACACCATCGACGTGGTCCGCTCATCGATCGGGCCCTTCACCAGGAAGTTCTTGGCGTACAGCAACGCGGCCTGGCTGACGCGGGGTGGCGGGGAGTCGTAACCATGCTCATAGGCGATCTCGAGGTTCGAGATGCCAGAGGCCCACCATGACGGGTAGTACGCCTCGCCGGTCGGCAGCACACGAATGGTGTCCAGGTAGGTCTGGGTGATCACGCTGTCATCGACGGACACCGACCTGACGGCCCGCAACCGTGGCCGGAGCATCAGCGTGGACCGCCCGTTCCCGGACACCCTGTCGCGGCGGTAGCGCGGCACGAACGCAACACCGCACGCCTCCTCGATCGCGGTTTCGACCATCGTGCGGGCCTCCACAATCGCCACGGTCGGATACGCCGTGAGGCTGCTCAGCGGCGACAGGGCGCGTGCCTGGGCGATCGTGAACAGCACGCCGCCCGCGACCTCCACCGTGTCATGGAACACCTGGGACTGGGCGCCGAACGTAGCGGTCCACGCCACGTCCCAGATGTCCAGGTCCGCGGTGTGCGTGGGCGTGACGGTGTACGTGAACACGCCAGCAGCGGTCCTCGTCGCGGCCTGCGCCGTAACGACCGCTGTGCCGTCGTCGCGGGTGATCGTGACCGTCGCGGTCGCAGGGCTCGGGTCCGTCGCAACACCATCCGTGTAGAAGGTGTGAGAGAGCGTTGCGCTGTTGCCCTGCACGATCCGCTGCATCAGGTCTCCGTGTGCACCAGCGCGCCGGCAGCGAACGAAGCTGTGTCACCGGACCCGATCGTCTTGGAGGTCGTCAGCGCAGCCCAGAACAGCAGATTCCCGGTCGTCAACGCGTCGAACACCCCGAAGTGCGTGACCGTCCCCCATGACCCCGAAGCCGTGACGAACGTGATGGCGTTCGCGTTCGCGATCGACCCACCCGAGCTAGCAGCCCAATCCGCGCCAGCCGTTGACTTGCGTGCATACGAGCCACCGGAAACCTCTGTGCCGCCACCGGAGTCCGATGGCGCCGCGGTGTACAGCGCCACGTAGGCGGTAGGGGTCGCGAACGCCGTTTTGCCGACCAGCAGTTCGTTGACCTTGTCCTCTGCGTAATCGCTCTTGCTCATAGGGTCCTCCTATTCGATGAGGGCGAGAACCCCGCCCGAAGACTCCGCCGCTGTCACCGCAGTACCGGCCTCAACCTGCGCGACACCAGTGCCCGGTTCGATGAGGCTTGACGTGACGCCGCCCTCCAGCCAGCCGACCGCAACGACAGGACCGGTGACGGTCAACGCTGCGGTGCTTGTGCTGGCGCCCGCGCTCAGGCCCGTGAGCGCCCACGATGCGACGATTGACCCGGTCGTACCACTCGTCCCGGCTGAGGCGCCCTGCATCGCCAGGACGGCGGCCAGTGACCCCGTGGACGTTGAGGTGCCTGCGCTGAGCCCCGACAGGGTGTGCTGCACATCGATCGTGCCTGTGCTGGTGCTTGTCGATGCGCTCGCGCCGGCCAATCCGACAGCGATGGTGAGCGCGCCGCTGGAAGAGGATGTGGACGCGGAGATCCCAGCGACGAGCGTGACGGTCCCGTCGAGCGTCCCCGACGAAGCAGACGTACCCGCCGATGTCCCGGCGAGTGCCCAGCTGACCCGTAGATCCCCGCTGGACGTGCTTGTTGCTGCGGATGTGCCAGCGAGCGTGAACGCCGCCCGCAACGCCCCGGTACTCGTTGAGGTTCCGGCACTCGAGCCGGTCAGGGACACGGAGGCGATCAGGTCGCCGGACGTTGCGCTCGTGCCCGCAGAGCTTCCCGCCAAGGGGTGGGAAGCGATCAGATCGCCCGTTGTCGATGAGGTGCCCGCCGAAGTGCCGGCAAGCCCACGGATTGGGGTCAGTGCACCAGTCGTGCTCGACGTACCATCCGACTGGCCCGCAAGGGGATGCGCAACAGCGAGATCCCCAGTGCTTGTGCTCGTCGCCGCGCTTGTCCCTGCCA